CATCTACTGGTGTAAAAGGTCAAGGATCAGTCGGATCTGATAAATACAGAAACGACCTCCACTTGACATACGGTTTATACCCGTTTTACCGTTCAATCTTAGGTGAGACCTGGCATCGTGACGATGTCAGCTCTACCCCGGAGATTGTTCGAGGAAACAGGTTTACAACCGTCCCGAAGAATGCTAAAACTGATCGCGGTATCTGTATCGAACCGACGCTGAACAGCTATGTTCAGTTAGGTATAGGTAAAGTTATCCGCTCTAAGTTAAAGCAATCGGGTACCGATCTCAACACTCAAGCATGGAATCAAGAGCTTAGCAAAAAAGCTTTTGACTGGGATCTCGCGACAATTGACTTGTCCCGAGCCTCAGACTCCATATCTCTTGAGTGTGTGCGCTTTCTCTTAGGTCCTGACTGGTCCCATTTACTGGAACTAGCTAGGAGCCCGTCCACCGAAATAAATGGTGGGCCCGTGGAACTGGAGAAATTCAGCTCTATGGGCAACGGGTACACGTTCGAACTAGAGAGCCTGATATTTAAGGCTGTCGTTGAGTCGATCGTACCACAGGATGAACACGTATTTACGGCTGTCTACGGCGATGATATTATATTGCCCCGACAGTACGCAGATACGCTGATCAGTACGCTTGGGTTCTTAGGCCTTAGCGTTAACAAGAAGAAGAGCTTCCTGGCAGGAAGTTTCTTCGAATCGTGTGGTTCTGACTGGTTTGATAAAGAACCGGTCCGACCATTCTTTCTAAAAGGGAAGAATGGAAACCAACCATATGCTTTGCAAATCGCGAATAGACTACGGGAGTATTCGTCAATCGAATTCGATGGCGAGTACTGTGATTCCCGTTTTAAAAATCTATGGATAAGTCTGCTTACGCAGATCCCGCGCGATTTCCGACGTTGCCGAGTTCCCCCATCATTAGGGGATTTAGGACTCGTAACGTCGATGCAAGAAGCAAATACCCAACGCCCAAAATATGGGGTCGAGGGTCTTAAGGTAAAAGTCGTAAGGTTCCCACCGAAGCGCCGCCGGAAGGCGACGTTCGGGAGGCTCCTTGAGGCTTTAACACGATGGGGCGTAGACATACCGACGTACGGAAATGAACCCGTGCGCGGTCTGTTTGGACGCCCTACCAATCGTCAGGTCGTTGTACAACCCTGGCAGAGTTTTGAATGGGTTTGATACCATTCGATCTTGCCCCCGTAGATGGGGGCTGAGAGTAGGAGTCTGATTCAGATTCCTTATTGCAG